ATAATAATAATAATTATAATCAATTTTTTTATAATCTGATTATTCTATTAAATATGAATAAAGATTTAATTGAAACAATTTATAGACTAAATGATTTAATAGATAAAAATAATAATTATATGACAGAAATATTAAAGAAAGATAAAAAAAATCACAATAATAATTTTAAAAATTTAAATGAAATTAAAGAAGTATATGATAGAATAATTGATATATATCAATCAAATTATGAAAATAATGAATATTTATTTAAATGTATATTTGATATAACTATAAAATATTTATCTAATATTAGTGGTTTTTATATTTATTTAAATTTATTTTATCAATATAAATATGGTATTATTACAACTTCTGATCTTATAAATATATATAAAAAAATAAAAGAAGAAATTGGATTTGAAAAACAAAATTATACATCCATGTTAGATATTTTAAATATGGATAAAATGTTATCAATATCTAATATTAGAAATATAGAAATTTTAATAACTCCTGTAGATGCTTCCCTTACATTAAGTAGTAATAATATGAATATTTCTAAAATTAATAATTTGATGATTTATTTAAAAAATCTAATGTTTAAAACAATAATAAATATTATTGATCTTGATGATAAAACAAATGAAAATAGTTCAAATTTTATTACAATTCCTCAATATACATCAATGTGTGTATATATATCAATGCTAACTGGAATATGCTATAGTGATTTAAATAAAGCTTTAATAAAACAATCTCAATCTCAATCAAAAAACAATTATTTCAAAGAATTTATTAATGATATCATTACAAATATAACAAATAATTATAAAAAATATGATAGTATTAGTTCTACATCAGATTGTGTATTATTGGATTTCCTAAAATATGAACCATATAATATTTTAAATAAAATGACAATAGATATTTTTAATAAAATATTTTTAGCTAATTATATAAAAACATCTGAAATTTTTATTGATAATAATATTATAAAAATATCTAAAGATATATATGAAGATTTTATAAATTATTTAGAATTAAATTATTTTTATTCTAAATATGCATATTTTATTGATTTAATCAATATGAATTTGAAAGAAAATGGACTTTATTATGAATTACATTTTGATTTTAAAAATGATTATAAAATGAGTGGAGAAGATATGCGATTTCTAATTTATTTATATGAATTATTAGATATCAAAGCAAAACATATTTATAGTAATGATAAAGATATATATTTTGAATATAAAAATGAAAGAATTGAAAAAGATGAAGAAGAACCTGATATTTTAATATTACAAAAAAATTTTAATAAACTATCATTTAATCCATCTTTTATTCAAATAATGAAAGATAAAACATTAATAATTAAAAATGACGGCATTATTATTTTTAATGGAATTACATATAAATTAGATTATATTTTGCATTATAATGATATTGAAAAATGCAATAATAATAAATGTTATCATTGTATAAGTGCAATAACTTATAATAACGAAGATTATATTTATAATTCTGATATTAAAAGTGATATTATTAGCTGTGATAATGGTGAAGACTATACAATTCCTTGTTCTTTGTTAAAACAAAATTGGAATAAAAATATAAATAAAGACATTACATATTGCACAACAAAATGTAAATATAATTTAAAATGTAAAATTGAGAATGTTTATGATAAAAATTTATGTTATTCATTTAATACTAATATTATTTATGTTTATGTTAAATTATAATCAAAAAAGCCAAAAATAATATTTAGCTTTTTTTGAAATCTCATCCATTCATTTTACATAAATGGATTTTCCCAAATGGTCGCCATCTTTTGTAATCTGCGTTTTGATATTGTTGATTGCTTCAGTTTCAGATAAAGTGAATTGAACTCTTTTTGCAAGAAAAATGAACAACATTCGCAAATTGCATATTTCATAATAAAAGGCATATCTTCAATTTGATTGATGATAGTTTGCATTTTTTATGCATATATTATTTAAAAACAGATTTTAATCCATTTTTTTTATATTATGTTTAAAATTAATACATATTTTTAATAATACTAAAAAATAGAATGAATAGTGATAGAATAAGATATTATAATTCTATAAATAAATATTTAAAAAAATATTATGAAACAATTGGATTTGAAAATTGTCTTACAAATAATAAATATGATGAAAAAAACTCAACATTTAAAATAGGGAAAAAAATCGTAACTGATTATATTATTGGAAGTGGATCCTATGGAATAGTATTTAGTGGACATTTTATAACTTCTAAGTCATCATCATTATTAAAAAAATCAGATCTTGCAATAAAAATTTCAGAAGTTAATCAAAATAATGAATTAGAAATTAAATTAAATAGAGAAGTATCAAATTATGTTATTCATAATAGATGTCCTCATTTTATAATCTATTATAGTATATTATTATGTGATAAAAAACATCATTCAATTGAATTATTTAATATAAATACTGATAAATATGAAACAGCTGCTATATTATCAAATAATGAATATTATCTAACATTATCAGAATTGGCAGATGGTGTTTTTTATGATATAGTAGAATATGAACCTAGATTAGATATTGTTGATAATTGCACAATTCAATGTTTATTATCAATTATTTTTTTCAATACATTAACAAATAAATTACATGATGATACACATCTAGATAATATCTTATTTAGTCATATAAATCCAGGAGGATATTTTCATTATAATATTTATGGAGTTGATTATTATTTAAAAAATTTAGGATTTTTGATTATGATTAATGATTTTGGATTAGTAACAGAATTGAATAGTTTTAATTTTATTAAAGATGTAATTTATTTTTCAAAAATATTAAATAATTATGATATAATTGAAATAATAAATATGTTAAATTATAAAATACAAAAATTATCAATTAAGATGACTTTAAAAAATAAACAAAAAACTATATATTCATTATTATTTAAATTATTATCAAAAACACAAGGATTTAAAAACCAATTTTTAACATCAAAACCATCTTCTTCTAAGATTATAAATAAAATCCCATATATAATTAAATAATGAATATTGATAATTGTAATAAATGGTTTAAAAATAAAACGATAAATCCATTAACAAAAAGAAAAATACAACCTAAAAAGGCAATTTATAATAAGATTGAAAAAGAATGTAATGAAATTATTAAAAAACAAAATAATGCAGCTGCAATAAAAATAACCAATCTTTTCAAACCTTTATTGCATAAATATTCAGGAGATATCAAAGATAGAATTAATTATTATAAAATACTCATAAAATATTTAAAAGATTATAAAACAGTTTCAAAAAATAATTGTTTGAAAAATTATAAAGATAAGTTTTATAGAATTGGAAAGAGAATAATCATAGATAAAAAATTGGGAGAAGGTGTATATGGAATTGTTTTCAATGCTTATTTCAGACCTGATATTAAAAATAAGAAATATGGAAAGACATTAAAATTAGCAGTTAAATTATCTGAATATACACTTGCTAATCAAAAAGAGGCTGATATATATGAACAGATATCTAAATATGTCATTCAAAATAAATGCCCCCATTTTTCTATTTTTTATGGTGTTTTGGTTTGTATAGCTTCAACTTCAATAAGTAATGATAAAACAGAAACCGAAACAAGTTCATTAATAAATTCGCAATCTAAAAAACCATTAAATATAAATAAATATTATTATAATAATCCTGATTTATTAAAAAATAAAGAATATTTTCTGACATTAACAGAATTAGCAGACGGAACATTATATAATTTCTTAGCATCTAGAAGTTTAAAAAAAATTATTCATGATAATTTTAAAATTGAAGATAATGTTGATAATACTTATATTATCAAATATATGAAATTATATATTAGATATAATTGCACCATTCAATGTATGATGGCTATTGTATTTTTTCATAAATTAATGAGATATTCACACAGCGACTCACATTTAAATAATTATTTATTTCATAAAATAAAACCTGGTGGCTATTTTCATTATAATATTTATGGCGTTGATTATTACTTGAAAAATTTAGGAGTAATTATAATTTTAAATGATTTTGGATTAATTGAAAAATTGACTTTAAAAAATATTTATAGTGATTTTGAATTTTTATTATATGGTATAGAAAATTTAACTATCATCAATTTTATTAAAAAATATATATTAACTGAAATTACTAATAATAACAAAAAAACATATTTAAATTTTTTTAATAAACAATTATCATTAGAAGAACTAGAAGATAAAATATATCCTAACATATTTAAGGAACTTTCAAAATTATTTCCAGAGCAATTATTAACAAAAAAACCGAATGAACTTATAATAAATAAAATTCCATATTCAATATAAAAAACATTTATTTTTATTAGATCATGCTAAAAATTGATGATTGTGATAAATGGCTAAAAAATAAGAATATCAATCCTATAACAAAAAGAAAAATACAAACAAAAAAGGCAACTTATAATAAGATTGAAAAAGAATGTAATGAAATTATTAGTAAGAATAAGAATAAGAAAAAGAAAAAGAAAATAGATAAAAATATAGCTGCAAAGAAAATTGCAAATCTTTTTAAGCCTTTATTATATAAATATTCAGGAAATATTAATGATAGAATTAATTATTATAAAATTATTCATAAATATATCAAAGAATATAAAGAAAGTTCTAATAGTAATTGTTTTAGGAATTATAAGAATGAATTATTTATTATAGGAAAAAGAATAATTGTCAATAAAATCTTAGGTAAAGGAGAAAAAGGAATTGTTTTCGATGGTTATTTTATACCTGATATTAAAAATAAGCAATATGGAAAAGCTTTAAAAATTGCAATCAAAATTTCAGATTATACTATTAGAAATGATAGAGAAGCAGAAGTATTTAAAAAAACGACATCATTAGTATTAAAAAATAGATGTCCGCATTTTCCGATATCATTTGGAGTTTTGAAATGCAACAAATCATTAAAAATGATAATAGAAACAAATTTAGAGATATTAAAGCAAGATGATTATCTTATAACAGTTGTAGAATTGGCTGATGGAATATTTAAAGATATTATGAATATCACTACAGCAAAGACAATACATATTTTATATAATTGTTCCATTCAATGTTTGATATCAATAATTTTTTTTAATAAATATCTTAATTTATGTCATGATGATGCTCATTATAATAACTTCATCTATTTTAAAATAAAATCAGGAGGTTATTTTTATTATAATATTTATGGCATTGATTATTATCTAAAAAATGTTGGTTATTTAATGATGATTAATGATTTTGGTCTTGTTGAAGATTTAACAACGGACAATCTTTTAACTGATATTACAATATTTATAAAATGGTTAGATAATATTAAATTTAATCAAATTAAACAATTATTAACAGCAGAAGGAAACAAAAACAAACAATCATTCATTGATTATTTATTTAATAAAAAGAAGATAGAAGAACCAAAAGAAATAACACAAAAAAGATTATATTCAAAATTATTTCAATTATTATCTGAAAAATTCCCAGAACAATTATTAACAAGAAAACCAAATGATATTATTATAAATAATAGCCCTTATGTTATTCGAACTTAATCATAACATAAAAGATATGAATTAGATGTTTTCAATAATGGTTCTAGGTTATTGACAAAATTAGCATTATTATCATCATATAAAATGAAATTATTATTTGTATTTCTGCAAACAGAATTATAATGACCTGCATTTAAAATACCGTGATGAAATCCGATACTATGAAGATTATAAATCTGATTTAAGCTTATAGTAGTATTGACATCAACTAATTCTATATTTTTTGTTGTCATATCTTTGAAACGGTTAAGAGATATGAATAATATTTCTGGAAATTTCCATATTGAAGTTGTTTTATTATAACTACATTTCATTTTACATTTTTCACAAACCCAATCATCTTTTATTCTTGTTTCAGTAGTATAATAATTATCTAATAATTCTGATATTGATGAATTTGGTTGAATATCTAAAGAGATTGTGATAAAAGGTTCGAATGTATTTGTTGTATGATAACAGGTCATACATTGGATTGAATGCATATGAGAACCTTGAAACAATTTATAAATATTACTATATTTGAAATTATTATGAATAGCAATATTATAATTATGTTCTTCATAAACATTTGAAAATTCTTTTTTAACATTAATATCGAATGCCATATCTTCATGTATCTTTTGAATTAAAAATAACAATAATTCGCAAATATCAATTTCTTCATTTCTTCTAAAAATACCATTAAAGACATTATAAAAATTGGCAATAAACCTATGAGGCGTAATATTATTTTTATAAGTTTCTAAAGCATTAAACAAATTTTTTAATTCGAAAGTTATAGTATTTTCAGGAACTATAGATGACAAAATTAATTGTTTAAATCTTTCATTTCTGTATAACATTTGAATTAAACTATTTATTGCACAAGTTGCACCAAGATTAGCTAAACCTTCCATTATAATAATTATATTATTAATTTTTCCATTTATGACCGCAAATAATACAATTATAGAATTGTGTAATTGCCTCATCACCACTTCTAGTTTGTAGTTCATAATATGAAATCTTATTATTCTTACATTTCCCACATTTGATAGTATCTGTCATTGAAACCTGTTTAATTTCATAAGCCGCCTTAAACTTCAATTTCTGTTTTTCTTTGATATCAACCCATTTCTCTGGAAACATATCTTCACAACTCATATAAGGGAGTTTATTAGGAAGAAATTGGCGTGATTTGAGTTTTTCAATTAAATCTAAATTTCCAATATAAGAATTCTTATCAAGATTTGAATAAATAGAACGAGCGATATTAAGATAACTATCAATGAAAAGATCACTTGACCAAGATAAAGGAATTTTCAGAGAATTGGCATAATCAATAGTTGCATTAAAAACACCAATTTCTAAATCTGCTGCTTCTAGTTCTGTAAGTTGAATATCACTGACTAGCATTTCTTTATATTTATTTCTAATTTCATGTTTATTAGATGCATTAGAAGTATTTAAAGCATTTGCCATTTTATGGAAAGATAATTAATAAAAATAATCATTTTTTATATACATTAAAAAATAAAAAATGATTATTTTTTTATTTAAAGATTTCATAAAGAAATAAATATAACAATGAGTTGCCCAATTTTGCCGAAGAATGTTGATGTATCAAAGCTTAAATATTCTGATATCAGAACATTGGCATCAGGTTCTAAGAGTATTTATGTTAATTATGGCACCCAAAAACTAAGAATTCAAACACCTGTAATGTATATGCCTTATGGCATTGGTGAGGGTTATGAAGATAAGACAATTAAAAATCCAGAAGTCAAGAAGAATATCGATAAGAAATATGATTTGACAATTTCTTTTAAGGGATTTGATGAGAATGCGAAAATTGAGACATTTCTTAATAAGATGAAGGAGATTGAAGCAGAAATCATTGATAAGGCATTTGAGAACCGTGAGCCATGGTTTAAAGATGATTATGATGGCAATAAGGCATTCGTTTCTCGTATGTTTTCGCCAATGATTAAAGTTGATAAGGATCCTAAGACAGGAAAAGTTGTTGGAAAATATCCTCCTACCTTTCGTGCGAAGGTTCCGTATGATGGTGCTAATGATAAGTTTAATTTCGATGCCTTTGACATGGAAAGTAATGAAATTGATTTTACAACAATCATTTCAAAGCTGAAGGGAGGCAGAACACAGCTAATTATCGAACTCACAGGAATTTGGATGGCAGGAGGTAAGTTTGGTTGCACTTGGAAAATTATTTCTGGAAAGTTTCAGCTATCTCAAAACAATAAGCCAAAGTTTATTGAAGATAGTGATACTGAGAAGGTTGATGATGAGGAAGAAGAACAGGAAGATGAAATCGAAGTAACAACTGCAGATCTTGCAGATACTAAGATTAATGATGAAGATGAGCAGGAAGAACAACAACAGCAAGAAGAAGAAGATCAGCCACAAGAAGAACCTCAAAAGACTTCTCGAGGAAGAAAGGCGATCACGAAAAAATAAATTTTCTGATTAAAAGAAAAATATAAAAAAAGCGATGATAATAGCCATAATAATTTTAGCTAATATCAATGGTTCATTTTTGTCATTTAATAATTGTAAAGAATTATTAAATATCATTCCTAGGATTTTAAAGGCAGTTTGATTAGATAGAAGAAGATAAAATACAGCTCCTATAATAGCAGCTTTTAATTTCATTTTATATTCAAATTCTGGCAATTTTTGTTTTTTATTATTAGTAGTCATTATTCATAAGCAAATATAATATTTCTGCTGAATTGAAAATTGCACTATTTGCAGGATTAAGAGGAATAGTTATTATAGTAGTAGGAATTGGCATTTCTATATCTGCCATCCAATCCGGAATATTATTATAGAAATCATCACTATAAAGAGCAATAGATTTAATGAAATTGCAACATAACATAAAATTATCATTTCCATTTTCAAATAATAAAATTATTTCTCGTGCAAAATCATAGAAGATATTATTATCAGTAATATTATTAAAATAATTATCTCCATTATTTTCTCTAGCAGCTAATTTAAAAGTTTTGATAATTCCTCTTATTTGTTTTGATGTTAGTTTTAAAAGCCATCTAGGATCATTATAAAATCCGATCTTTTCAATGATTTGAGAAACATCTGTAAAAGCCTGTTGAATAGAACACCATTCATATTTATTAATAGATTTCTTTTTTTGTAATTTATATTTAAAAATGAAATAATTGAGATGATTAATTAAATATGGTTTAAATTCTTTTTTATTATATGGGTTCCATAATCCATTCGTATCAATATAATATTTTAATTCCGTTGCAATAAAGAAATAATTATCAAATAAGAATAGTTCATTTTTATTTTCAATATCATCAATATTATCCATAGTAAAAGGATCTTCAATATTATGAAGTTTTATTTCTGGATTATATCTATATTTCTTTATAATTGAATTCATAAAAAATCGATGAATTATTTGATATTTCTTATAATGATATTTCTCAATATTATAAGTATTCAAATTTAAATTTAAATTATCTTTTTTTTGAATAAACAACATTTTCATACATCCTCTAAATATAAATTCTTTCGTATAAATAAAATTATTGTCATAGATATATTTAAATAATTTATAGATTTGATAATTGTCAATCGGATTTCTTCCAATTGCATTATTAATAATATCATATAATCTATTTTCATTATATTTATGTTTTTGACAATAAGAATTATTATCAGCAATAAAATTACAACAATCACAACTATCCGGATTTCTATATATACATAAATTCATTTATATAATATAAATAATATAATCATTAAATTCATTTCTTTCTATCATTTCCTATAAATTCATTTAAAGATAATGTTTCATTATTCTTAAATAATTATTTAATCTTCTTTTTTAAAAAATTATTGTTTGCATAATAAAGAAACTCCAATTACAAATCCAATACTAGTCATTCGTTTTATTTAAGGATAATAAAAAGATATCTTTATATCTTTTCAGGAACTAAAACACCTGCATTAACATAGCTGAAATAGTCATAATATTTATTTTCGAGTTCTACAAATTTAACGCCTTTTTTCATAATTACTTTTCCTTTATTTTTCTTTTTCATTTGCATATTTCGATGTTTCATAATCTTATAATCATTTGAAATATCTGATGTATATGAATAATCATTTCCATTTACTCCTAATGCCCAAGTATAACATTTGAAATCTCCCAATAATGGTTTATTTTGTTTAGAATGGATTATACAATCAAATGATGCTGACTTTAACATATTCAAGAATTTATTTATAATAAATTTCTTTTTCTCTGCTGTCATTAATATATGTTCGTCAGTTGATAAACCTTTATCATTTCTTTCAATATTGAAATCACTTAAAACCTGTTTTTGTGTTAGTTTCATAATATAACTAAAAACCTGAACATTCCTATCTTTCTTAGGTAATGCTTCATGAGAACAGGAACGAATAGCACGACCAATAACCTGTTCAATTCTGACATTATTCCAGAAAGGTTCAACTAATAAAACTCTTCTAACATTTTTAAGAGAAATGCCTTCTGCTCCACTTTGAGTTATACAGAAGATTTTTGCAATTTTTCCATATAATTGTTCAGGATTTGATGGCAATGCTTTCTTCATTTCATTTGTAATATTTCTGAAATCATTATTAAATAAATTCATTAATAAGCGTGTTTTTTCTTTATCACTATCAAAAATAATATATCTCTTATTATCATATTTCGGATCAAATATATCATTATCTGAAAATAGATAATTATTATCAACTTTCTTTAATTGTATTTGTTTATATCCTTGTCTATTTAAAACTTCTGATAATATACCCAATCCTTCTAATGTTCGAAATGATGAATAAATTAATACAGATCCTGGCGAAGCTTCAACATCTTCAATAATCTGTGCAAATTTTGGGCTATAATGTTTTTTCAAATTTGCTAAATCTAATGCATCACTTCTTAATAACTTATCCATCATCAATTTCATCTGATGATTATATTCATCTGCTACATTTACTATAGGTTCATCTCTTTTGCTAACTATCTCTTCTTTCTCTTCCTTCTTAGTTGTTGTTGCAGTTTTCTTTCCTTCGGCTACTTTAATTTTTAAATTCAATTCTTTTACTTTCTCAGCATCATCTTTAGATTTCTTATTTAATTCTTTTACTTTTTCAGTGAGAACCTTAATTTCTTTTAGTTTTAGCTTTTTATCTTCCTTTGCTTTCTTAACTTCTGCTTTTGCTAATTTTAAATCTTCTTTTGATTTCTTTGAAATTTCTCTTGCTTTTTTGAGTTCATCTTTCATTATTTTTAATTGAACTTTTCCAACTGCACCACCATAATATTCATCATCGCTATCATTATTTCCCTGCATTATATATTTCTTTATGTCTTTCGGATAAACTCTTTTTATATCCTCTGGAAATGCAAAATTACAGACAGCCCTTGTAAAAGCTCGATAAACTGATGTATTTTCTGCAAATAGTCCTTGACCTCTTTTCTTATTTAAATCTTGTTTCAACTCATAATTTCGCTGTTCAACATATGATTTAAATTGACTATCAGTCATAAACATCTCTCGTTTTACTGGAGGTAGAACAGTTGGAAAAAGATCACTTCCACTAATACTATAATAACTTACACAACCTAATATTCTTCGCATAAAAAGATCTTCATTTATAACAGCTGGATTTTCTTCATCCGCAACATCAAGAAAATATTTATTAAAATCTTCTTTGTTATTTGGTAATGCACTAAAATTTAAAATTCCATATTTAATATTAATCTTGACACCATCAATTTTATTCAAATCATCAATTATATTTTCAATCATTTTTAAGGGCGTTCCTTTCCATGGTTCTTTATAAATCTTATCATTTTCATTTCTTTTAAAACCCTTAGGAAGCAATGAAATCATTATCTTTCTTTTTTCATTATCAACAACAACTTCATCAATTATATTATTATAATTCTGATTATTTATAAATTCTTCATTTGTTATTGTTTTTGATGTCTTTGAATATGATAATTCATAAACTGTCATATAACCTCTAATTAAATTAACAAGTGTTGCTATTTCATAAGGATTATTAATCATAGGTGTTCCAGATAATAAAATTATTTTTGTATCTTTAGCATCCATAAGATAGGAATATATAGTTCGTGCCAATTTACTTCCATTTACAACACGACTTATAAAATTATGGACTTCATCAATAATAATAAAAGAATTATCAAATGGCGATGGTCCCAATTGTTTTATAAGATTAGGAGATAATCCATTGTAGCTAATGAAAGTATATCTATTTTTTATAATATGAGATGTTGTTGAAGTTATTAAAAGACGGTCATCAATACCAGCAATTGTTTTTACAACAATAGCTTCAGGAACATCATTTTCATATAAAGGAACCCAAACAATCCCATCTTTTTTAATAATAGAAGCATTAATAAAATACTTTGATTGTAATATTTCTAATGCTTTCTTATTTGTTTTTGAAATTTGAATTTGTGTCCAATCTTTTTTTAAATTCAATCCTATTGAACTTATCTTTAAAATCTCATTTTCATAATTAACAGCCAATGAAGCAGGGCTCAAAACAAATATCTTCTTCTTATTTATATAACCTTCAGCTGCAGCAATTGAAGCGCCAGATTTACCCGAACCTAATTCATGATATAATAATGCGCCTCTATAAGGACTGTCAAATTGAATATAATCTCGAATAAATCTTTGTTGAGGAAATAATTTTATTTTGCTATCTTCTTCAAGCTCACAAACTTCATCTTCGCATTTGCATATTGCTTTTGAAATTTCAGATGAATAATATTCAGGCTTGAAATTTTTATAAACATTTTCATTATATCCAATTCTATTAGGTAAAATCCATTCATTGGGTATTATTTCATTCGCCATATAATTCTATTTAAATATAAATATATAAATATACTATTGAGATGAATTTAGAAATTATTATTGATAACCGCGAAACATCATTATATAATAATATTATCGAAAGAGATTTAGATAAATTTGAAAATAACATCAAAATCACAAAAAAACAATTAGAAATAGGAGATATTCATATCATTTTTAATGATAATATCTTTGTTTATGAAAGAAAAACAGTAAATGATCTAATTAGTTCTATTAAAGATGGGCGATATAAAGAACAGAAATTAAGATTGTTATCAGATCAAAGTTTTAATAATATTAATTATATTATTGAAGGATCGGATATTATTTCATCAAATAATAATCATAATCAAGAATTATTGACAAGTATTTATTATAATTCAATTTATAGAGATAATATTAATATAATTTTCACTAAAAATGTTAATGATACTACTACATTTATTTTATTACTAGCAACAAAAATAATTAAAAAGCCAGATAATTTCATTAAAGAAAAACAACAATTATCAACTGATTATATTGATAATTGCAAGATAAAAACAAAGAAATGCGATAATATTGATAAAGACACTTGCTATTTATTGCAATTATCTCAAATCCCTGGAATTTCAAAACAAATTGCAAAGAATATTAAAGATGTTTATTCAACTATGATTTTATTATTAAAAGCCTTAGAAACTTCACCTGAACCATCAAAACTACTCACAAAGATTGATAATATTGGACAACAAAAAGCCAATAAAATTATCGAATATTTATTATAAATATCTGCCCCATTTAATCTTATAATATTTTAGACTATATTTATTAATTGTTTCTTTTTTAAAGATGTAATAGGTCATTAGAGTTGTTGCAATTAGGATACCTCCAATTATCATTTTTAATTATAATAATTAAAATAAATCTTATATATCGGATGTTAAAAACTGGTGGATGATGTGGGATTCGAACCCACGATGCACATAGTGCAATATGATCTTAAGTCATACGCCTTAAACCACTCGGCCAATCATCCGATATATAATAGAAAAATAAAATAATCAAACACCCCTTTTAATTACTCACCACATGATTATAATTAATAACTTATCCTTATATCTTTTTTTTCTTATAGCAACAATCATTTCCATATTTATTTTTTGCTAATATGTATTTGGATGGGCAAATATTATTAACGGGTCTTCTTTTTTTAGGGCATTGATTACCATCTTTTTTAGTTCCATCTTTATAATCTCCGATATATGTCATACCCTTTGAACTGAACTTAACTTCTGATGAAGATTTTGAACTTGCTTTAGATAATGAATTATATAAATAATAATCAACCGCTGATTTTTTTAGAATGACTTCTATTTTTTTTATCAATTTTTCTTTTTTAGGAATAATATTATAATATATCTTTTCATCACAAGTCATAAATCCTTCTGGTTTTTCTCTCTTAGCTGATGAAACTTTTCTTAAAATATAATCAAAATTAATTCTCTCACCTCTAAAATCTTTAACATCAGCTTTTGCAAATATTATTTTAATATTCATATTATTTATTATCTTCGGTTTTGTTAAAAATACATATACTTTTTTATGATAATCACTATCATCATCTCTTTTTTTTGAATATTTAATTATATTATATTTCTTCATTATTTTTTTTAGAATTGGTTTATACATTTTCATATCTCTTGAATAAATTAAAACTCTTTTTTGTGATGAATTAATAATTGACATCATCTTTTTTTCAAATTTTTTATCATCATCATCATTATCATCATTATCATCATCATCATTACTAATATTTCTTCTTTTTTCATCTTTAGGAGCAACACATATATAATTATGAACAATAACTTTTCTTTTTAAAGTTTTATCAGATAGTGAAATATCGTCATGTGATTTGAAACGAATACAACGACCTTCGATTTGATTTTTAGCGGATATATTCCAGACTGGGTCAATTTGGTGAAGATGCTGGATATGTTTAAATGATATGCCTTCTTTAATTGATGGGGAACCTAAAATAACACGAATTTTATTTCCATCAATATTATCTTTTGAATTTAAAATTTCTTTAATTTTAATTTTATCATCATCTTTTAAAGTTCCATCCCATAAAACATAAGATTTATATTTATTTTTCTTTCCACTTAAATAATTGGACCATCCATTTTTATCTAAATATTTATGAATAATTTTAAGACAATGACCAACGAAATTAGAATAAATTAAATGTTTTCCCTCATTTCTTTCAATCAATTTAAATAACATCTTCAATTTTGGTGAATATTTATCAAGATTATTAATAACTTTATTTGCATCTTCTGATAATGAAATCCCGATTTGTCGTTGTTTCATCATAAAACTTTCTTCTTCATCTCCACTTTTCTCATATTTCTGAAGACCTAACATTTTTTTAAATTGTTCATCCGATAAAGGTATTTCAAGATTATCATAAGAGACTTCAGGAAAATCACTTCTATCATCGCTATTATAATAACTAATCTTACCTTTCAAATATGGTATAAGATGATTTAAATTCTTATCTTGTTTAATTATATCTTTATTCAACAATTTGACCAATTCAATAAATTGACGATAATTATCAAAAACTGGTGTAGCACTCAGAAAAAACATTTTACAACTATTATGAGCATATCTTGCTATATATCTCATAATTAATGCTCGAATTGGATCTTTATTTGTAATCTTCAATTTATTTTTCTTATAAATATCATCAACTGTTTCTTCTTGAATTGAATTGGCAACAAGATTATGAAATTCATCAATAATAAGAATTCTATTTTTTGTAAATCTCTTTAAAGTTTCATTAATGTCTTTAGAGTTTTTAAATAAATTAATTATATATTCATATGACATAATTTCATATCTTTCTTCAATAAAATCAAGCTTCTGTTCTTTTGATAATGCCTTTAATTTTGGAATAGTATCAAAATAAATCATGAGTTCATCAATATAATTTGTTTTTAATCTTGCCGGCAATATAACATTAACTTTAAACTTTGAATTTTGTTTCATTAATGCTTCTGCGATTAAAATAGATGAACGCGTTTTTCCTGTTCCTATACCATGAAATAATAAGAGACGATTAATATCATTTTCAGTTACATATTTTTGTAAAAATAATTGCTGTTTTAATCCATCACCTCTAACTACATTTTTATAACTTTTATAAGTTTTTATTCTCTCCATATGTCTTAATAATTTAATAGATATTATTAAAGCCAGTTGCTTCTAATTAATTTATGTATTCCAATATAAGAAACTCCAAATTCAATTTTATCTATAGAAGCTTCAAATATATCAGATGTTTTTCTATTAACTTTAAAAGGATCAGCACACCATTTCTCATCAATTATATTTAGACCAGGTATAAATTTTGTAAAATAGCTTAATTGATTTGGATAACTGTTATTAATATAACTAGGCATTCTAGCAGTATGAGTATCTTCAACTACATATAAACCTTTATTTGAAAGATGCGGAAATAGATATTCAAAAGATTTTATAACATCTTTATTAATATGAGATCCATCATCTAAGATAATATCAAAATTTTGATATTTAGATATAATTGATTTAATAAAATCTTCAGATCCGGCATCTCCAATTTCAACAATAATATTATTATCTAAATCTTCATATTTCTTACAAGATGGATTAATATCAATTCCAATAATACATTTAGCATTTTTAAATACTTCTCTCATTGCTTTTAAACTTTCACCCTCAAATATTCCAATTTCTAAATAGACAACGGGGAGATCTCTATATTTTCTAAATAGATCTTCATATTGTCTTGAATAATTATGACCTCCATTATTTTTATCAGTATTATATTTAGCAAAAATAATATCCACACTTTCCATTGAATTATATAAAGATAATTTAGCAATCGCCTTAAATAAATTATATATAATAATTAGATTTTATTTATTATTAATAATATTATGGCTGTTGTAATTGGAGTAAAACAGCATATTAAAACATATCAAACAATGCAAGAAACAAATAATTATACTAACATTAATAGTAAATTATCATCTAATCTTATTTATTTAAATACTGATATAGATACATTCAGTAATGCCACAATTACTTTTAGAAATAATTATGAATTTGGATATATCAATGATAAGATTTCTATTTATAAATCAACTGATAAAATTTTGACGGTTGATAATAATAGGATCGATTTTTATAAGATTGCTTATCATCATTGTAATTTAAATGTCGATAATTATTTTTATACTAGTAATAATATTACAAATTTTAGAAATAATATCAGCTTAAATTTTAATAGTAATATAAATAATTCATTTGAAATTAAATTTGATGATACAACTTCTATAATGAAAGTTCAGAAAGATGTTATTAATATCAAATCTTCGAATTTATTTACATCAAATATATATGTTGATCCAAATTCAACGATTTATACTAATTTTATTGATAGTCCCAATCTTAAACCCGTAGTTATTAAAAACATGGCATTTGCTGAAAGTTTGAGATTATTATCAGCCAATATTATTCAAAATATAAATATTGATAATAATATTATTTTTCAAAATTTGACTGATTATTTCCCAGGAACTCCCAATGTTGCAACTTATACACCTTCAAATGCTACTTTATGGACTAAATATATGATTGATAATAATATTAATGAAGTTGATCGATATTTTCTAAAACCTAATATAAATATTATTAAATATGTTGATTTTACTTCAAATGTAAGAATTGGAGGTTCGAATATTGTCGAATTCAGAACAGCAAAATTATCAACATCTACAGCACCATCAATTCCTACTTTAATTCATACTGTCAATAATTTAGGTTATATATCAATAGGTTCTAATTATAATCCAGATATACCCTTAAAATTTGATATAAATCCAATTTCATCCAATATTATTCAATATAAAAATTTAAATGATAATAATTGTTGTTTTGCTTTAAATTCAAATGGTTTTATTAATATTGGTTCTATTTATCCCATCAGCCCAAATCAATTAACTATAAATAAAAATTCTAATAATGATAGCAACAATACAAATCTTATTTCTTTGAATATCAATACATCTCTTTATAGCTATAATAGCAATCTTATAAGCATTCCATTTATAAATAATGATAATTATACAAATTTTATTTTTAATTTATATTTTTCAGGTTCTATTATTAATGTCATCATTACTAATAATTTTATTAATAATAATATTCTTATTGGAAATTTAATTACAGCAGATGCATTATATAATAATACTGATCTATATACAACCTCAAATTTATCAGGAATTAATATTACTTATCCTGGTATCAATACATTCAAAATTTTTGATCATTCTTCTTTGAGTATAACTCCACCTCCAAATACATATATGATTTTTCTATATCCATATTCTTTAATAACTCCACCTAATTATCAATCAGCAAATTTTAATAAGATTGTGAAAACAATTACTTCAGCGGGAGGCATTGTTTATTCATTAGAATTAAATATTTATAAATATGATTATAATTATAATTATAATGGAATATATTATCCTAAATATACGAATTTTATTAATTGTTTTAATAATAATAAAACAGCTCTTTCATTATCTCCATTAGGAAATTTAGGAATAGGAAATGAATATTTAGATAATTATAATATTTATACATCAAATGCACTCATTTATAACATTAATTGTAAATCAATTGATAATTTTCCATTAAAAACAATTTCATTTTGCAATTGTCTTTTAACAACAATCAATAGTTTAACGGCATCTAATATAAATTCAAGTAATCATAATTGTATTTCTAATATTTCCCAATTTTCTTTAAATAATAATTGTATAATTAATAGCAATCTTACAATTAATGGAAATGCCAATGGAAAAATTATAACAAATGCACCAATTATCTTTAATAATAATAATCAAATTGGAGATTATGCAATAAGTATTTATGCAAGTAATGCAATTTCTATTCTTAATAATAATATAAATGTCAATCCAAATATAATTATAAATAGCACTTGTGCAAATTCATATCCATATTTCTCATTAAAAAATATAAGCAATATTTATAATATTTCTATTAACAATAATAATAATTTTGAAATTACAAATAAAAATAATTCTAAAATTATTGAAAACAATTTTAATAATAATAATATCAATTTATTTGATAATAGTATTTCTATATTCAAAGACACTGATAGTAATATTAAAATTTTTATGGGAGATAGTAAAATAAGAGATGATCCAGGTTATTATAATTATATTTCTAGTATGGGTACAAATACAGCTTATAAAAGTAGTATAAATACTTATGCAGATTTAAATTTATATGATACATCTGAACAACCTATTATAAATACTTATAAAGATACAAATAATAAACTTAGAATTGGAATAGGAACAATAAATGCTGATATAACTGGAATAGGAATGATGATTGAATTATCAACATCATTTTCATCTAATATTACAGCTAAGCAGAATATTTATTTAGGAGGAACAATTCTTTCGATTTCAGATAGTAATCTAAAAACAAATATAAAAAAAATAGAAAATCCTCTTGAAAAGATTGATAAAATTAATGGCTACACTTACATAAGAACTGACACCTCAAATGCAGAAACTGGTTTAATTGCTCAAGAAGTTATGCAAATTCTTCCTGAAGTCATTGCATTTGAAAATAATCATTATAATATTTCTTATGGAAATATGTGCGGATTGTTAGTAGAATGCATAAAAGAATTGAGAGAAAAAATAATAACTCTTGAAGATAAATTATCTATTGTAAAATAAAATGCTAAAAAAATATATTACGAATACTTATTTAGCTTTTAATTTTATTGTTGGAAGTATCTATTTATTATGGATATTTCTACTTTATTATAATAATTGCCAATGTTCAAAAAATATTTTAGAAAAATTAATTCATTTCTATTGGTATGTTATATTTTTTCTTGATATCTTATTATTCTTCAAGTTCTTTTCAATTTCAGAATTATATTTAGTTGTAATAGGAAATTTATTAGGATTGATTAATATTTATATGACCTATCAATATATAAAAATACTTGATGAAAAAGATTGCAAATGTTCAAACATGCTTCTGAAAGATTTGATTATTCTTATTTATATTATAATTGTTATGATGATTATGGCTTTTTTCATAGCCCTAATAATCTCATATTTACATTACGGAAATATACATCTACTAGAAAATATACATCAAAATTAATTTAAGGATAAAATTTTGATATCCTTATATATTTTCTTGAGTAGGTATTTTAATTTATGATTTCTTATAATTGCTTTTCCTCCTTTTTTTATATTTCTTACATCGTTTAAGAATTTAATATATTTATTTAATTCATTTTCTGTTACATCTGAGAATGCTATATTATTATAGTTTAATAATTCTATTAATTCTTTAAATAAAGCTTTTAATTTAAAAATCAATATAAAGACAGTTGATTATTATTCTTATATATTTTTTTTCTTTTAACATTATTAGATAATAATGTCTAGTTCTTTACGAAAATCATTAAAACCCCCTCTAGTTGAAAAATATTCATCTGCAACTGGGTTTAGTATAATTATTTCAATTGTTTCAATTTTGATATCATTATTTATATTAGATTGGATTAATAAAATTGCAACATGCAAATGTTCCAATATTCCTGAAGGAATGTTTTTGAGAGAATGGTGGGTATTCTTAATAATATGGAAAATATTTTATTTAATTTTATTTATAGCATATGAAGCAGATATTAATGAATTCCCAACATTCATAAACATTTTAAGTGTGTTTATTGGAATTGGAACTTTAATAATGATTGTGCGTTTATTTATGTATATTCGTAAATTGAGAGAAATAAAATGTGATTGCGGATTATCACCAGAACAAAATATTATCTATTATTATCTATTATTAGTATTTGCTATATTAATATTTATAATATTAGGAATAATTCTTATGTTTATGTTCAAAATTGAATAATTTTAATTATTTCTATCATAATTATAGATTAATATAAATGAATACATTAACAATTTTTCAAATTGTTTCATTAATAATTATTGTAATTATTCATGTTTTTATTATTCATTGGCTCAATAAAATGAATAGTTGCAAATGTTCTTCCAATCTTTCAGAAAAAAAATATTTATATGAATGGTTTATATTTATGATAATTTGGTTAATAATCTATAATTTAATTTTAATAAGTAATGGTGGTGTAATTTCAACACCTATTACAATTTTAAATTCAATATTTGGTTTTATTAATATTGTTATGATTATTCGTCTATTTATTTATCTTAAAAAACTAAGAGAAATTAACTGTAATTGTGGAACCTTAAAAGAATTAAATACTATCTATTATTATTTAATCTTTGTATTTTCTATTTTGGCTTTTTATATTATAATTATGATTATTGCAGGTATATATTTAGCAATTGCATTTTCATCTTCATCATCAAAAAAATTATTAGCTAAATCAAATAAAAATAAATCAATTAAATAGACAAATGCAACAACTAACAGGCACTGGAATTAATATTATTTTATCAATAATTATCATAGTTTATTTAATTAAAATTGATAATTGTTCTTGCAATTCTAAAATTAAAAAGGAAAAACAATATTTGAAAGAATGGTTTATTTTTATGATAATTTGGATGATAATTAATGCATTATATTTTTATTCCCATTTTACAAATTATCATAAAACAATTAAAATTAATAGCCATTTCAATTTCTTTATTAATCTTCCTTTACCATTATTAATAATAAATTTTATTATCAATTTCATTCACCTTTTCATTTTATTTAAAACCTTGATTTATATTAAAAAATTGAAAAATACAAATTGTGATTGCGAATTAATTAGATATCAAGATCTTGTTTATTATACAATCATTGCTTGGTTTTCTATTTCTGTATTTTTTATATTATTATTAATAATTGGAATAATAATAAATTTATATTATTATTCGTATAAAAATAAGAAATAACTTTTATTTTCATGCTAGCTTACTATTGATTTCTAGTAGAAGGGAATAAATCATATTGAGATTTACTGGATTATTTCTGAGCGAATTGCTCATCTGTCTTTTCTTTTTATTTGCTTGATAAGTTTGAATATCTTGTGTTGTAATTTTATATTTTTCTGCTGCTTGTTCTAGAGTAATTGAATGATCCTCATCAATTAGAAGTAGAGCTTTTACAATTAGACGAGTTTTAATGCTTCCTGGTGTTCTTTGAAGTTGTTTAGCAATTTCATCAATACTAACATCTTCATCAATTCTATTTAGAAGTGCATTATCCTCGTCTGCTTCCCATTTAAGACCAGCTCTTGATGTCTCAGGATTTTCTCGCTGCTTTCGCAGTTTTTCTTGATACATCGAATAAGTTGTCATTATAGGATCGGTTGTTTTGTTCCTATCTTATATATAAAATAAATTCTTATATCATTTTTAAATTGAAATATGAAACGGCTTCAATAATTTATTTACAAAAGCTGTAGGCATTTTTAAGTTATTTTTTTCAGATAGATAAATAATAACAAGTGCAAAAGAATAATTATCATAAAATTTACTTAAATTATTATTTGCTTTCTTATTATGAATAAGATAATTAACACTATTATAAATTTTTTCTTCTATTTTTTTATAAATATCTAAATTGAATATCCAACTCATTTTTTTATTATCCAAATATTTAAATACATAAACACAGAAATTATAAATAAATAATGGAATTCCTTTTTTATAAAATTTATATGGATGATTAAATAAAAAATAACCTCTCATGTATAATGTTTTAAATAATTTTTTATAATAATATGCTCTGTCCCAATCTATCAATTTATATTTACCTTTACATAAAATGATATTATCAGGCTTAATATCATTGTGCAAAAATTTATGTTTTTGTAATAATAATATTTCTTCATTAATATTATTCACCATTTTATCAAATTCTTTTTGAGTAAATTTAATATTATCAATTGTATTCATGCATTTTTCTTGAAATAAATAATATTTTTTATCATATGATAATGCATATATATCAACATTATCATATTTAAATAATGGTTTTATTGTAGTATATTTTTTAATTTTATTTCCCATAAAACTATAAATATCTTTTACTGAATTAAATTCATTATTAAAATTTTTAGATGCTAATCCCATTATCAAATCGCCTTTTTTAATTTTCTTTACAATAAAATCAGATTTTCCTTTAATCTCTTTTAATATAAAATCTAATTTATCTGTGAGTAAATATTTTTTATCAATTCCATATAAAATAATTTCATTTGGCTTATCTTTTTTTATCAAATTATATAAATCAATATTATCATCTTTATTATAAACATCTAATGTTAAACCAATATATCCTTCACTTATATTCCTTCCTCCTTGCATTTTTTTTAATATCTATAAATAATAAATGAATTTTATTATTTCTTTCATTATAACTTATATTATTTTTACTATTGTTGATTTTTCTTGGATAACATTTAACTATAATTATTATACTACTTTATGCAAAAAAATACAAAAAGAACCATTTGTTCCAAAAATTCCTTCCATAATTATTGCATATATTAGCTTAGCGATTGCATTATATTTATATCTAAAATTTATTTCAATCGAAATAAAAAAGAAAAATTATTTAACAACAATTTTATATGGCTTATTATTTGGATTTGCTATTTATGGAACCTATAGTTTCACTTCATGCAGCTATTATAAAAATTATGGTTATTATGATGCAATAATTGATACCCTTTGGGGTATGGTATTATTTATGATTTCTGGAATAATATTCATTTCTATTTATAAGTAGATATCAATTTATCCTTATTTTTATGATCTGAACACACATACCATTTTTTAGCACCCGGATCCCATCTAGCTCCATCTGCTTTAGCTTTATCTTTTTCAGCATATGAAACATTCAAATAAATCTTATTGTTATCATTTGCCTTTTTACTTCTTTCGCCTTCGCTAGAACTAGAACCAGAAATACCAATACTATCATTTGCCAATTTATCAGCATAATAATTTGAAATAGAATGACGATCTTTATTTCCAGTATGAGCTTTTACATGCTTATATTTAATATTATATTTATTCGTCAATTCATAAATTTTTTTCACCAAATTTAAATTAGGTATTTCTTTATCTTTTGTCAAAGATTTCCATTCATTTTTTGCCAATTTCTCACCATAAGTAGTAGCGCATTTAATAACATATTCAGAATCAGTGACAATGACTTTATTTTTAAATTCCATCTTTTTTATAATATTTATAGCTTTAATAACTGCTGTTAATTCTGCTATATTATTTGTTAAATATTCTCCTTCCAATTTTTCAGAAACATTATTTTCATTATCTTTAGAAAAGTAAATTCCAATTCCGGCAGTTGCATTTTTTTCACCATTTTTATAACAAGCACCATCTGTATAAACATAAATGGTATCTGTATATTCTTCTATGAATTTTTTTGCATCTTCAATATTATCAAACTTCTTATAAATAGGATTTTTAAAATCCTCAATGTTTTTATTGCATTCTTCCCAATTTTCATATATCCCAATCTTATGACCTGCAGCAACTGCATAATAATTACTCATCTTTCTAATATTTATTTAAATTATTATAAAAATATAATCATTTTTTACACGATTTGCTCTATTGGCTGATATTTTTTAAATTTTTCATTATAATTACATCTAAATTTTATTGTAAGTGTTGTGCTTTTATCTTTGAATATATTCCGCATTTTATTGCTATCTTGCATAGATGCTATAAATGCAATCCCTAATTTATTCGAAGTCAGAATATTATGATTATCATAAATATTATAAATATCTGGTTCATCTGTCTTTGATACCCATAATTCTAAATTAGACGAAGATGATGATGATAATGGTAATAATAATGATGATGATGGTAATGCTAATGATGATGATGGCAATGATGATGAAGAAGTTTCTGTTTTTGATTGAAGTTCTTTAAATACAGCATTATCTTTAATTTTCTTATGAACTGAAACAATAATATCATTATTAAAATTTAGCAATTTGGGTTTGTGTTTTAGATAAAATGATGAAAAATATAAGCCTCTAGAAGTATAATTCAATTCTTTTGAAAATTGCAATAATTCATCAATAGATTTCTTAGATAAATGATAATAATTTTTTACTTTATATGTGCAAACATCAATAATTTCATCAGGTGTATATTTTGTTTCTAAGATTTTATAAATAATTTTCAATCTATCAGGCAATATGACATCATCTAATTTATTTCCTTCATATGCTATAATATCATTAATAATAAATATCCATTTATTATCATTTGTTTTTACCATTTCACCATCCAATAATGTATTTTTAAATAAAGATTTGTCAAATAAACCTCTCCCTAATATTATTCTAGGTTTTTCATATCCAGTATGAATTTTCATATCAATATAATAAATGATTTCAACATTATTATACAAAGTAAAATAAATATAATATCTATTTCCATTTGATCGCAGAGAAATTAAATGTGGTATTTTGGCTAAATATTTGATATTATTATCATCAATATTAAAATAATGTTTTTGAATAATCCTAACATTATATAAAGTTGATAATTCATCCAATATTTCATCTTTGTTGCATTTGATATTCCAAGCTACACGATCTCCAAATGATATTATCCCCGTTTGCATTTCCTTTTAAAGTTTTATATTAATATAATTTCATTTTTTATTTATATAACCATATATAATATTCGTAAAATAGATTTTATTATTTCTTCCAATCATACTATCAAAATAATAATAATATTCATCTAATATTGACAATTTATTAACAGCCATAAATATTAAAAATACTGCCATTAATCCAATGCCAAAAAGAATATCATAAATTATAATTGGATGATTAAAAATTAAAATAGCCGGAACTATTTTCCCCCATGAAATTAATAATCACATATTTATAAATAATATCAATATTAATTTTTTCTTTTATGAAATAATGTAATCCTAATGGAACACCAACTATAAAAGCAATTATGAGAAATAAGAATGGATTGAATGGTATCATTTTGAAATAATAAAATAAAAACCATATAAATATCCAAGTTGAAAACATCGTAAATTCTAACAACATTTAAATATTATTTATATTAATAATTATAAAAATGTTGAATGAAAATGAATATCTTCAATTATTAAAAATTGTCAAGGAAACAGGAATAAAAAAAGAAAATAGAAATGGTATTACATATTCCTATTTTGGTCATATAATCAAATTTGATATTTCAAATAATGTTTTCCCTCTAATTACCACTAAAAAAATGTTTTATAGAGGAATTATTGAAGAGCTTTTATGGTTTTTGAGAGGTTCTTGCAATTCAAAGGAACTTGAAAAAAAAGGTGTGAATATCTGGAAAGAAAATTCATCACGAGAATATTTAGATAAAAATGGTTTTTATGATTATGAAGAAGGGTTTTTAGGTCCAATTTATGGTTTTCAATGGCGTTCATTTAATGGTGAAATAGATCAATTAAAATATGTTTTAGAAGAATTGCAAAATAATAATAGTCGGCGTATATTATTAAATGCTTGGAACCCTTGCCAATTATCACAACAAGCTCTCCCACCTTGCCATATTCTCTATAATTTCTTTAAAGTTAATGATAATGAAATTAGTTGTATGATGTATATGCGTTCAAGTGATCTATTTTTAGGACTTCCATTTAATATTGCATCTACTGCTCTTTTGACTTATATCATTGCTAAAGTAAGCGGCTTTAAGGTTAAAGAGATTGCAATTTCTATTTGTGATGCTCATATTTATGAAGAACACTTAACACAAATTGATACTCAACTTGAAAGAAAACCATATGATTTTCCAACTATTGAAATTATTAAAGAAATTGATATGAATGCATCAATTGAAGAAAAAATAAAATGGATTGAAACCCTAAAAATCGAAGATTTTAAATTGAATGATTATGTTTCTTATCCTGCTATTAAGGGCATTATGAAATAAATCCAATTTCACTCAAAAATTTATCATTATTTTTTAATTTGAGTGATAATAGAGGTCCATTATAATTCACCTGAGTTTTTACTATTTTTTTTATCTTAAACCATATATAATTATTATATATGAAATAATTTGTTTCTGTTTGAGGTGGTATTTTAATTACATAATTATTATTCATATAATTTGCTGAAAGTAATATTCCAACTTTAAAATAAATATTTTTCAATTGAAAGAAAAGATATTTTTCAGTTGTGCTAATTGTTGTGTTTAATTCTTCAAACCCCTCAATAATCATCTTAATCTGCTGATAATTTAAATTATTAATTTCGGTCATTGTCAATAATTTTATATCTTCCAAATTAAATTTAATAGTGGTTGTAATATTATTATTGAATAATTCATATTTAATATTATTATTATCTAAATATGATTTTAAAAAATCAATTGTTCCCTTATTTAAATTATTGTTTAAATTAAATGTTGTTTGTTTCACCAATACTAATCCTTGAAATCTATATTGATCATTATTGTCATTATTGTCATTATTGTCATTATTGTCATTATTGTCATTATTGTCATTATTATTATAAGGAAATCCGATATAATCAAATTCGGTTAGATCACTAACATTACTAAAAATCGGAGAACAATTTCTAGTATTATTCTCAATAAAAGCGGGACAATCTTTTATTTTAATATCATATGGTATATTTTGAATACAATAAATTTTATTAGTTCCTCCTAAATAATAATTATCAATATTATAAAAAGTTTTTATTTTATATAAATAATAATTTTTTACATTTATTCTAGTTATTTCATCTATTTCTACATAATCTTTATTATTAGTATAAACATAATCTGCTTTTGTTACCTTGTCTATTCTTTTTATTCCATTATTAGTATAAATCAATAAATCACCTCTTATCATTATTTTTAACATTAATTATATTTGTTTATATACATTTAATTAAGGAGTATAATAACTATGTTTTAGCTGCTTATTTTGTAAAGGACATCTTAAATCACTCCATGGAAAATTACATACTTTTGAATAAGCACAACGAAGATTATTATTATCATCATCCATTGATTCTAAGAATGATGGATATAATTCATCACAATTTAAAGGTATTGGAGTAGTAGAACTTTCAAATACACTTTTAGAAATTGTTTGTGGTCTTGTGTTTGTTTTATCATATAATTGAATGATCGGTTTATTTATAATATTTATCATAGAACCTACTTCTGTTTTTGGTAATTTTATATAATTGCTTCCTGAACCACTTACTTTTATATTAAGTTTATCTGGATCAACTGGAGTATCTTTTGATATTATAATATTATCAGAATTTAAAATATAATCTTTCTCACTAATTGTATTTTCATCACTTGTAAATACACCTTTAACATTTGGAATAAAATTCATTGAAATTGTTGGATTATTTGATGGATTTGATGTTATTTCTACTTTACCAAGAAAATTTAAATAACTATTAACGACTGCTGTGCTAGGATTATAATATATATTTAATCCTTTTTTAACAGAATTTGATTCATCATTACTGTTTAATGAAAGATCATAACCACTATAAAATGCTTTTTCTGCTGTTAAATCTTTCCAATCTAATATTACAGCACTTATATTTTGATTTGTTCCAGGAACTGTTAATGTAGTATTTGTTGTTCCAATACCAACTGAACTAGTTGTATTAATTGAATAATTCCAAGTAATAGGAGATACAGATGATGTAGATGAATTCCACATATTATTAGAAGATATCATATCGGTAATATTATTAGGATTATATTTTGGATCTAATATTTTATAATTGTTTTGCACTAATGCAACATTTTTTAAATTCTTTAATATATTACTTGATAATGTATCACTTTTTGAATTTATAAAACTTTTAATATCAGTATTTGAATATAAATTGACATCTTTATAAAGTTTTGCATATTTTTTATAATTTTTAATATCTTTTTCATATAATATATTTGAATTTGCATCTAAATTATAAGTTCCTGCTAAACCATCATATGATGATGGTGATGATCTAAGACCTGCTAATATATTTGTGTGTTTATATGCATTTGAGTTATTATTATCAAGTAAATTAGAACTATCTATAAACATTGTTTTTGTATCAAATATATCTTTATTCATTACGCATTTATATTTGAAATAAGATGATGGATATTGTGGATCAAATGAATTTTTAATATAATTATCATCTAATAATTCAACATCCCAATAATCAGGGCAAGTTATACCATCTAAACGATATGTTATATTCACTGGAATATATGAAAATATATAATATAACATCAAACATATTATTAATATTGTTCCTATTATAAAAACTAATGTAAATGGAAGGAAATTATCAAATAATATTACTCTTGCACTTGGTGAAAAAGCGGTTGATGCCATTAATAAAAATGCAAAAATTCCATAGACAACACATATAATTATAGTTCCCTTAAACATATTACTGCGCTTTTCAAAATTAATATCATTATAACTATTTTCTTGAATAGTATATTTTGGTTTTAATTCTATATTTCGTAAATTTGGCATTCTTTAATTCTATTTATACAAATGATTTTATTTCAAGAGTTTTTGTTCCTTTTTGCGATGATAATTGAGATCTTTCTAATGGCATAGGTAATGTACTAACAGTTTCTTTATATTTCATATATTGATCAATGTTTGTTATAATTTCATCCGATGACCAATTAACAACCATATTATTTAATGCAGAAACTTGAGAAGGAATATTATTTGGTAAATTTTTACCATATTGTAAATAATAAGATCTCATAATTATTATAAGTTCATTTTCACTTTGCTTAGCAATTTGATATTTAGCGTTTGTTTTTCTATAAACTTCATTTATAATAGCACATTGAATTTCATTAATATTTTCTTTTGAAAAAAAAGATGTTGATAATGATGTATTTTCTAAATTTCTAGATACAGAACTTGAATTATTTTCATTTAAAATTGATTGTTTAATTATTTTTGTTCCTCCTTTGATTTTTTTAAGAATATCGACACGACCATTTCTAATTTTAGAAGGTATCCAAATATCATTAAAATCAATATTCATAATCTTTTTATCTTCTTATTTTATAGAAAAGATAATGAATAATCAATTTTTAAATACGATACATTCAATAATTAAATTTTATAATTTAAAGATTAATCCGGGATCAAATACTACAGTTTATAAATCATTATCAAAAAATATCGAAGTTCTAATTTTCAATGTGATTTCCGTAGCTTCCATAATCTCTCTAATTAATAATTCTAATACTATCCAAAAAACAGCTGTTTTAATGGTCAGAGATTATATTAATGATAAATGTAATACTCCTCAAATGAAGAAAGGTGGCACTTCTCTTCCCTCCGATTATTTTGGTGCTATAAATCCTGCTTATAGTGAAAATAATATTACTAATGATGTCTTAGGTATTGATTTTACTTCAGGAATAGCTCGTGCTCAAATTGGTGGTGGTGGAAATAGCCGAAAAAGTTATAAATTAACTAAAGCTGACACAAATGAATTTATAGCTGCCGTTAAAAATATATGCAAATATTATAATTTAAAAATTAGCTCAGATTGTATTAAATTATTAATTGATATTATCGTCGAAAATATAGATTGTCTATTTAATTATCTTCATATGGCAAGTAAGCCAATTACAACTGATATAATTAAAAAAATGATAAAGTTAAATAAAAAGTTTGACATATTTAAATAAATAATGGTGATTTATACAATTGATGGAAATATAGGTTGTGGAAAAACAACCATTTTAAATTATCTGCACAAACACAAAAATATTCAAATTGATCTTGAACCGATAGATAAATGGAAACCTTTTTTAGATAATGTTTATCTAAACAAAACCGGATATTTCAATATGCAAATTAAAGTCTGGCTTGACCGTGCTTGGATACAAGACAAAGAAACGAATTCAATCATTTTCATGGAAAGAAGCCCATATTTTATAAGAAATACATTCAATAAAAATGATTTTATCAATAATCATATTAATGAAGATGAATATAATGTTATTAATGAAATGTATCAAAAGACCGATAAAATCTGGAAATCAAATTTTTATATATATCTTCGGTCATCTCCTAAAAAATGTTTAGAAAGAATTAAATTAAGGTCAAGAGATAATGAAATGAATATTGATGAGGATTATTTAATATCTATTCATGATTTACATGAAAAAGCCTATTTACAATTATTAGAAACAAATAAAAATGTCATTTTAATTGACATTGAAAATAAAACAATTGAAGAAATTGTTAAAGAAATTGTATCTTTAATTTAAAGACCAAAAACAACA